TGATCAGCTGCGGCGGGTAGTTCGCCATCAGGCTGTCAACGAACCCATTAGGCAAATACGGGTTGTCCATGGTGCGAGCACGGATCAGCGCCGTGTCATCACCGGCATTACGGTCAAACGTGTCAAATGCCCAGCCATAACCCTCCGGCGTCGTGGCGGCATAGAACTGCTGCACGTTGCCAGCACGAAGACGGGCTAGGGCCATGCGGGTGGCCTGATCTGCTACGCGCTTGTTCGCCGTGTCCGCTTCGTCAAATCCAATGGCGCAGAGGTTCTGGCCACGAATCCGGTTCCACGTCTCCATTGTGCGGAGAAGGATCGTATGGCTGCCTTCCGCGAAGTGAAGCTGATATTCCGGCAGCGGGCTTACCCGGAAGTCAAACGGGATTTCCCACTCTTCTAGTAGGTCATCCATCGTGCGTTGAAGGATGTCACGCAACATCGGCGCAACAGGCTCGAACAGCGCGGACACATACCCAATGTTGAGGGCTGCCATATGAACAGCCTTGGCAACGAGGCCATGGGTCTTGCCAGCACCGAACCCACAAACAAGGGCAAGCTTGCGGTGTTCCGTGTCGTCGCAGAAGGCGAGCTGATGCGGCAGCAGGCTTTGCCGAATGCGGGCCAGGGCTTCCTGCGCTGGTGGACCTGTCAGCTGAGCGGTTGGCGGTTCAAGGAGATTGCCACCGGGGGCATTAGCCAACAGGCTCATAAATCAAAGCCGATGAGCTTGGCTTGAAGTTGAACGGCGTTTACAGCGACCTGCGTTTGCCCGCGTTTATAAGCCGATTGTTCGTAGGTACGAAGTCTGCCGAGGGCTTCAGCGAGCCAAGCAGGGCGAGCCATATCCGCATCTTGTTCAAGGCGGATGCGAGCGCGCTGAATGTACTCATCAGTTTGCCGCGCAGATAGTCCCCATTGATTAGAGCCGAATTGAACAATTTGACCGCGTGATTGACCTTCGGTCAGAAGACCGTAAATCGTGTCAACACGGAAATTCACTTCGGCAGCAGTGGAGCGCGCCAAGTTTGCGGGAAAAGATGTTACGAACAGGATAAACCCAAAACGTAGATGTGCGATCCCATGAGACGGAAATGAGACGCAAAGAGACGTGAGACGTTGCCGAAATCGCGCCCTTGGGCACTTGCCATACCCGGAAAACCGTGGCTAGTCTTTGCAAGCTTTCCTTGCAACAAGCAACAACCAGCAAACCATGCCAAAGGCGATTTTCCTGCGATTACCGGATGATTTGGTCGAAGACTTGGAACGTTTTTGCCCGAAAACCCTTTCCCTGACTACCTTTTGCGCCTACCTCATAGAGCTGGGTATTGACAGGGACACTAAGCTACCCGCGTACCGTGTCGGTGCGGGGACACCAGTTCTAGGTAACCCTCCAACGAAGCAGGTTCAAGATTCAACGCCTCAGCAACCTTCCAGCGAAGGGAAGGCTGTTTCGGCTGTTGGGTTTGATGGCTGTTCCGGTCTTTCTCTTCTGGGGAAAGAATTGGACACAAAAAAAACAAAAGGCAAGAAAACAGGTGAGAAATCGGCAAAGGTGGAGTACAGCGACGGGTTTACCGAGCTGTGGAAAACCTATCAATCCGCACCTGTCCGTGTCTCATCTCAGTCCAAACCGCGAGCGTATACAGAGTGGAAGCGCGTGGTGAAGACCGAAGGCGAGGAGCGTCTGCTGGGTGCCGTGAACAATGCCATTGCTGAGCAGAAGCGGCGCAAGTCTGCTGATGAGTTCGTGGGCAGCCTTCCCGACCTGTTCCGCTGGCTCCGCGACGGCAAATACGAGGTATACCTCGAAGAGCACAAGGCGCAGGCTGCCGGGCGTCAATGGAGCGCCGACCTGGGCTGCTGGATTGAAAACGACTGATCGCCATGAAACTGTATTCACCAGAGGCCAAGGGCAAATACGTCTGGCAGGTGGCCGACTCCAAGACCAAACAGGTCAGCTACAGCGTCACGACGACCCGCACAGCCCCGCCTGATGCCTGTTATGGGCACCCGATAGGGAAGTACGACGACGAGGGCCTGTACCTGACGTTCTGCCCGAATGTGGGCGCCGATGACCCGAAGAGCCCGCTTGCGGCGCGGTATGTGCTGCACCCGTTAGCGCCTGCTGAACGCGACAAGGCCGACCGCGAGCGCATGTGGCGTGAGATCTAAAAGCAGAAAGGGCAGAGCCCAAAAGCCCCGCCCCTTCAAAGACCTTGCGGCCCCCTAGCGAATTGAATATAGCGCTTTGGAGCGTAATCCACAAGGTTTTTGGCACTAGATGGCAGTCGATGGCATATGCATCAAGTTGTGACTAGTTGCATTCATTTGGCGCGATCTGTCCGGCTTAGGCGTAGCGGCTAACTTTCGTCGCGCCCAAAGGCTTGTCAAATTGTCAAAGACCTTCTAACTTCTCTGCACTACCCGGTCCCCCTAGCAAGGAATCGGGCATTCCACGCCACAAACATGTCCGATCTCGTTACTCGTGCCTGGAATGGCACGCCGATTGCTCGTCGCACGACTGACGGCTACGTCAATGCCACGGCAATGTGCAAAGCCAACGGCAAAGAGTGGTCCAAGTATCGAGAAAGCGACCGGTGCCAGACCTACATGGATGCGCTGGCTGAAACCTCCGAAATTCGGATGTTTGATTTGATCGAGTCACGCCAAGGCCAAGGTGGTGGCACTTGGATCCACCCGCAAATTGCCGTTGATTTGGCCCGATGGATCAGCGCTCCATTCGCCGTATGGATGGACGGCTGGTTTTTAGAGGAGATCAACCGAGCGTCCCAAGTGCGGGAAGTTCAGCCCGTATTGCCGCCAGCTCAGACAGTGCGGGAAGCCTGTGAAGGTTTGGTCTTTATTTGGGATGCACTAGAGACACGCGGTCTGGCGGATGATCGTGACCGCATAGAACTCAAGCGTGATCTAAAAGTTCTTCATAACGCTTTGGTTCATACAACTACTGGATATTTGCCGGGCACTTCATCAGTTTTGACTGAAAAAGATCGGCTTCCACGTTTTCAAGGTCGCGCAGTTGATATTGAAGCGCCTTTGTCAATCGTCGAATTTGCCGCGGCCTATTTGCAGCAAGAGGCGAGCCTGATTCAAAAATATGACAGCGAAATGGGGCGAACTGTTGCGCCCATGTTTAGAGACCGTCACGGCGAAGAACCAATGACAACAACGCATTTGAGTGTCAAAGCCGAAGAGGCGCGGAAGCGTGGCGGCCTGGGTTTATTTGGTGGCGCTAAAAATGGTTTTGCGGTTACACCGAAAATTTATTTGCCGCGTGATTGGGATTTGATTATTCGCGCCCTACGCACCAAAGGAATTATTCAACCTGACCGCGCTGCAGAACTACTTGCTGAATGCCAACAGTTTCGTCCAGTTGAAGAATGAAACCAGCTTTTGACTTGGCCGAAGTTCAACGCCTGCTTCGCAGAGGCATAGACGCTGGTCATTGGACTTTGCAGGATTTGGACGTGCCATCTCTGGGTTGGCGCATCAGTATGGAAGACGCCAAGCGCATCCCAGGCTTCACGCCCCGCCCTTACCGCAACCTCCTCAGAGATGAGCCCACACCAACAGAGCGAGTTGAAGTTGTCAGCCCAAGGGACTTCGCGGTGGCTGAGCCCGTTACCGATCAAGTTCGACGAGGAGGCGCACCGGTACTGCTGGGAGCCAACAGGGCAATGGCTGAATCATTCAGTGACGAAGGTGTGCAAGGGCACAAAGGATCCATGGGCGATGAAGCGCATCATGGAGACGAAGCACATCTGGGAACCGCGTGGGAAGTCAGTTCATCTGGCGCTGGAGAACTTCCTGACGACTGGTGAACCGGGCGAATATCCAGAGGAATACAAGGAATGGGTTGAGCCGTTACTTGAGCATTCCGTATGGAAGACGTATGAGGCCGTGGCCTGTGAGTACAGGTTGGCGGACGTGGAGCGCAGTATTGCTGGATCGTTTGATTGCTTGCTGCGGCGCAAGGATGATCATGGGCAGCTCGTGC